AATCAGGATTTAAAACCAAGCCAAGCAATGTCTCATAAATGGTCTTACCATATCCCCAAATGCGTACACCAGCTTCCTCGTTGCCGCGATCAATGACGGGCGAGAAAAAGCGTTGGCGAACGAAAAGAGACTTAGCCATTTTCTTGCTATCGTCAGTTCCTTCTTGCCACAACTTTGAAGCGAAATCACAAATTGGGCAGTTTTCTCCAAACTGCCGCTTAGGACAAAGGACGCCTCCGCGTGCGCCTTCACCCAAATTATAATGAAAATGATAAACCTTAAACGGATCGCCATCTTCAGTTGGAACGATTCGAATATCTTGATCACCTTCTTGCGGTCGCCACCAAACATTATCTTGTTTAGATTTTCCACCGCTTTCAAGTTCTTGAAGCTTTGACTTCATTTTTGCCATATCTAATGCCATATCTTTTTTTATCTCCTTTTTTAAGGCGAGGCTAGCAAATCTTCCAGCCCCCCATTTCTTTTATTTTTGTATCACCGAAGAATGATTCAAACAATAAATATAATCTTGTTCGTAATCAGTCTCAAAGATCCCGTATGTAACTCGGATACCATTTCGTTTTTGATCATTTATCACTTTTTTAATATCCTTCATTAAACTAGAATCTGTTTCAAGTTTGTCTTTATTGTATGCATAATAATACACTATATCGGACACGTTGTCAAGAGAAAAGAATGCATAATCTTCTTTTTTTTCTAAGCTAGAAATTCCAAAGGTAGATATTCTCGCACCTACTGGCATTTGACAAAATGTATCAACAATTGATTTATTATTTCTGAATACATTAATCATATGAATAGTTGAAACAATCATTTCATTTATTTTCTTAAAATATTGTTTAACAGATACACCACCAAGCACATTTTCAATTTCTTCATTTGAAACAATAAACATTCTGTGAAAAAGACCTGAACGAGCATATTCTTGAAAAACATTATAAGTTAATCTTTCGAGTTGGGCTTGGGTTTCATTTAATAATGAAAGCTCTGGCCTGATATAGAGAATATTTATTTTATATTTTTTTAAATATTGTAAGATGGAAAGTGATGCACTAGAGACTTTTCCTGCGCCAGCAAGGACGAACAAAATCTCGCCACCCGCATCCTTGAAGAATGTCTTCAGAGATGGCATTTTTTCTTCATAATCTTCGATCTTTTCATAGTGTTTCAGTGGAAAGGTGGTCTTGGTTCGCTTCAACCCAACATCCAATTTATATGTCAAATATTGAGGATATTTGGCAAACACATCAACAATGTTACAGCCTGCATTTCCAAGACCAACGATGGTGTCCATTATTCTCTAACCTCTTGCAAAACAAATCGACGCCAGAATCCTCCGCGTGTAAAATTCTTTGCGATTCGGGCTCCAGAAAGATCCCACCTGTTTACTTCTGCAATAGATAATAAAACTTCCTCAATATCTGCTAGTTCTTCAACACAAGGATCTTCAAGAAATTCTTGAACTTCTTCTTGAAGCTTATCTTTAAGTCTATGCTGATAGTCATCATTAGTTGCAACATAAACCTTACACTGTTTTCCTTGAGACTCAATAATCTCTGGAATTTTATCTCTTACGAGTTTATTATATTTTTTAACGGACATTTATGCTGCTCCATAAAAGATCAATTCAAATTTAGAACCGCTTCTATATTTCCCTGCACCGAGTGCGACCTTTTGACTTAACACAATCATAAGCGCACCGGGGTCGTCTGCGACAACTGTAATTTGTCTATCATTTTCTTTATAAATTAATTTATATTTTTTCATCTAAATTTCCTCATATTGCCAAAGCTTGTTCCAAGGCTGGTGTTAACTTTAAAAATACCCAAGTCAGTATTTCCAAACTCCTTTATTAAATTTTCTAGAATGTCTTTGTCATTACGATCAAAGTCGATCACCATACTATCATGGATAAGGCTCATTGTAAAACTCTTTCTTCCTTCCAATAATTTATTTACGGCGACTGCCCTTCTCAAAAAAGTATCGGATGTTGTGCTCTGAATAAGAGCATTCAAAGCATGAAACTCGTCTGCTTTTACCTTACGTCCAAATGGGTTTGATACTTCTTCGCCATTCCAATATTTCTGAAGGGCTTTTTGTTTGTCATAATATACCTGGACTTCTGGGATTCCAAGAGAAACATTTGGTGGACCATATAACCAACCAAATATCTTTCGCTTTATTTCATCTCTGCTCATTATTCGATCAAGCAAACGATTAAAAATTTTCCCATGCCATTCATGTATATCTTCTTCTGGTTGTGTTTGATTATTTAATGCCAACAAGCATCGAAGCTCTGCTGCATTAAAATCAAGTTCAATAAACCAATCATTTTGTGGTTTAATAATCTTTCTGTAGTTTTTATCAAGAGTCAAAATTGGAAATGAATCCTTCTTTGTTGTTAAACGACCTGTGATTGTTCCAAACACATTATAAGAAATATATGGTTGGATGCGAGAAAGCTTTTCTTTAAACTTTCGTGTGCGATATTCGTGTAACTCATTATCAAAAGAACTTAAATCAATATTAAGCTTATGGTTTTCTATTTCTGAAACAAGTTGTGAGAGTTCTACTAAGAAATCATAGTTCTTTGGTTTATCATAAGATTTTAAAACATGATCTGTTATCTGGGATTTTATATCAAAATATTCTATAACAAAACTTGTAGGCACAAGATCATAGAAGCAATAATCATTAAACTTAACTTTTGCTTCATTAAAAGAATTGATATAAGCAAAATGTTTTTGCTTGACTTGCTCCCACTTATCTTTTATAATATCAGGGCAACACTGATCAAGAGTTTTTGATTGAGCATATAATGAAGCATAATCAATATTGTAATCTTTTAATATAGAATTGTATGACCAAGTTTTTGAAAGCTTTTTATAATCTGGATTAGATATGATTTGTTTATTAGAATAAATGTTCTTACATTGTTGTTTTTTATCAATTATTTGGAATAACATTTTAATATCTTATATACTTTGTTTTATCACTCAACAAGCATATCAAATATATTATCATGTTTTTGTCCTGGTGTCAATACATTTTTTGGTTTAAATTGTCTACCGAGGTTTTGATTAATAAAGTCAAGTGCAGCTCTATAGCCTTTTGCCTTATATAATAGCCGGATTCTTTTCATAAAATCTTTATATTCTACTTCTGTATAATTCCATCCAACTTCAATGGCTCGAATCTCGGCATAAAACTCTAACCAAAAATCATTTTTATATTGAGTCATCATTTGGCCTTCAGTTATTGTTCTTCTATCTATTATCGTTTTAATCGTCTTTTCAGAACATGAAGAATACTTTTTAATAACTGAAGTTGGGTTGGTTCGCACATAATGATTATAATATTTCAACACCCACTCAATGAGAAGTTCTATATCATCAAGATAAGCTTTTTGATAATACACATCAAATAAACTATTTGGAGTTATTTTTGGAATGTTATTCCATTCTCTTATAGCTCTTTTATATTCCGTAAGACGCTTGCTAAACGATAATCGGTTGGCACCTTCTGTTACACGAAGTATTGATGGGTCGTCTATATTAATTCCACTCTTTTGTAAATCCATATACATCTGTCCAGTTGTTGCAGCATGACTTTCATAACCTGGAACTGGTGATAAGAACATTATACCATTTACTAAATCTACTTCTCTAACTCGAAAACGTGGTGGATTATTTACTTCTTCTGGTGTTGCTATTTTTAAAAGAGTCGGATCACTATCAAGACCTTCAACTGTAACAATATCACCAGAAAAATGTAGTTGATCGACTGGTGCAGAAATATTTGGAACTGGTGGATAGTTTTCCATATATTTTTTCATAACAGGAGAATCAATATCTGCCACCAATCTCCAAGGAACATTTTTGTCGATCTTAAATCCATATCTTTGCGCCGCATATGCATAAAAAATAAAATTTGGATCATCTAAAACTTTGTTCCACTTGATTGAATCATTTCCTGGGTCTTCGTCCCAAAGATCAATCACTAATCCGCTAGTTCTTGGAGAACATCGTTTCGATAAAATGAATCCTGTTTTCGTAAATGGAAACTTGGGCAACGATATTTTTAAAAAGTTTTTAAAATATTTCAGAAAATCAGTGAACCCAGATATTTTATTATCTTTGCCATTTGCTAAATAAGCACCATTAAAACTTTTATAAAGCAGCCTAATATATTCGGTATATTCTTTATCGAGATCAACCCATCCGTATTTCGCTTCAAATACCACAAGATTACTATGTAGCGAATCAATCTTATTGGTATTTACTGCGATTGCGAAGTATTGTTTAAAATCCTCAAAAGCATCTACAACAAAATTCACACCATATACGTTTTTTGTGCGATTATTAAACTTTTTAATATTTTGGTTTGAAAGAACAACAGCATTTGATCGATGATCAATGCGTCCATAATAAGGTTTGTCATACCACAAGTCTATTGGTGATGGCCAATCTGGTTTTGGTAGCCATCCTTGGTCACGGAAACGTTTTCTTTGAACAAACGACGCCAAGGCACTTGAATCATTAGTTCCATTTGTAGTTGCCATTATTAATCAATCTCCAATTCCTTATATTTATTCCACGATTCTTTCAACACGTTCCTTTCTTCTTTCTGCTGTCCCATCAACTACTCCTCAATCCGGCTTGCGTAATGCGGCTGGAATGGAAGATTTTATATATAGATCCTCTGTCTCTGCTAATGCTTTTTCTTTTGGGGTTAACCTGGCAAACGCTTCATGCGTTAATCCAGCGGGATTCATCGGAATGCCTTGTTCATGGCGCAGGCCTTGAACAATATCAGCTTTCGTCAGTGCTTCTATTTCTTCAATAGATTTTCCTTTTATTTGGCGAAGTATGCCTGTTTCTTTTCTTGTGCCAATAAGAGTGGAAGGATAGTTATCCGAATAAATAGCCTCATATTTAATGTTGTTTCGATATCTACTTCCGGCCAGCGCAGGACACTCATATTCTAGATTTAATGTGCTGTTATAACTTCCATCTTCGATTACGCTTTCTACTTTAATTATTCGATAATAACCTCCAATACCTAAGTTTGCAGCAACACTATTTTTATCAATCCCGAAACTTCTTGGGTTTATAAACACGAGTTGTCCTGGTTTAAAACTAGGAACCCCCAATATATCTATGGTTGCTTTATATTTGTTAGAAAACATAAGATTTCTTTGAGAAACTTCTTCAGCTTTTGCAAGCCTCGCCTCTCGTGCCCCAGGAATATCTGTTTTTTGAAAGTTTATTTGTTTTACAATACCCCTATCTTGTCCAAATGAGAAATGATATATTCCATCTTTCCAGTCCTTGTTGTATTCTCCATTTCTTTTGCTCGTTGGCGCACCAGGTATTTGCATTAAAAAATAAGTTCTTATTTTCTCTGCTCTCCTAAATGTACTATAAAAATCGATTTTACCAATATCTTTAATTTTCGTCTTGTCTTTCCCAAAAGGTTCTGTGCCCTTTCCAAGAGGTAATGAAAAGCTCGTAAACGTAGCTCGCGTTCGTTGGAACTGCCCCACAGGTCCAAAAATTGCAGGGGATAACGCGCCCGCAATTAATTCTGTAGCGACTTTTCTTAAAAATTCTTTTAAAGTTAAAGATGATAATCCCGGCTTAATGATGTTTCTAACAAACCATGCATTATATAAGTCCAATGAAATGGGAATATCTGATAATGGAAGTGCTGTTGACACAATATTGTCAGCTCCCTTTACGTCTATCATTTCAATTGGTCCCAATAAAAATTTAAAATCTCGCTTTTTTTGTATTGGGGGTTTTTTTTGAGTTCCAAATAATGTCGTGGTTTTAATTGTGGGGTTATAAACAATGTCTAAAGCAGCATCGACTAAATCTCCAAAAAAGAAAAATTGAATAAAACGTTCTTCATCATTAGGAATATCACTATCTTCTTTTATATTTTCTATAAACTTATCAATCGCCTTTTTTCGCTCTTCAACTTTTTGAACAGTAGTAATCAAAGAGTTATTTAATTCTTGGACTTCTTCGTTTATTTGATTACTTATTTCCACTGTTCGTTCTTCAAGGGCTGATAAAACCTTATTCTTTTTAACGATACGATTTTTTAAAAATTTTGCGTGTCGGTCTGCCATATTGCTGGAGTCAGTAAAACGATCTAGTGATGAAATCCAGTTTTCAACAATTTCATGGTCAACTCCGATCTGAAAAATTCTTCTTTTTTGCTGTATTCTGTCAATGATCCTAGCATATGCATGAGATTTCTCGACATATATTTGGTGAGCGAGTGTGCCTTCTGCGGTTTGAATGATATGATCTATTCCTTTGAGTTCATCGGCCATATCTGCCTTGGCTTGATCTATTGATGCTTGAAACCTCGCAGCCACCGCCCTCTGTGCCTGAATCTCGCCCCGCGCCGTGTGTGGATTCGAAACTGCTGCTTGTGGGTCAAAGGCAGCTTGGCTTTCGTTATGCCTCGCCAATGCACCTTCGGCAGTTTTTATTGCTGCTTGACCTTTCTTTTCCGCTGCTTTTCGTTTTTTCTTTAAATATTTAATATTATATTTCACAGCTGGAACAACGGAAGGGGGTAGTAAACCTTCTTCCACATACAATAAATCGGCATTTGAAGTATTTAACATCCTTCCTTCAATTGCTGCATAATAATTAATTTCAAGTTCGACAGTTCCATCTTGTCTAAAATTTATATTATGATCATTTAATGTCAGCATAAGAGGAATGCGTTGTTTTCTAATAGCTTCCATCAATGTCTTATCATAAATGGTTCCATTTGGATCTGATGGTTCAGCCCAACCCACAACCGCTTTCATTTGAAAGTCTTGATCTCGATAAACAGAACGGAAATCGCTCCCCATGAGAACATCAGTCTTTTTCTCGCCACCAGGAACAACGAGATCAGACCAACTTGTACTAACAGAAACCTTCTTTTTTCCTTTGCCGATGGTGTAGTTCCATCTTTTAAATAATGCATCTAAACTTTGAAAAAACAACACCATAGACATTTTGAATGAAAAGCCAGTATCAGCCGGTGTCGTACCAAGATCACTCCAAGTAACACTCTTTAACCCAACGTCTGCACCACGCCCCATTCGACTTTTGGAAATATCAGTAATATTGGCAACATCAGTAAACGTATCAAAGTTATATGGAACTTGAACTTTCTCACCATAACGGGTGTTTGCGCCGCCAGCTGATTTATTTGGATAAACTACTTTATAGAGTTTTACCATAGGAACAAGCCCAGCTTTTTGGTAAGTTTCAATATTAAAGAAGTCTTTTACTCCATTATCAGAAAAGATATTGTTCATTAAGCCATCGGTAAATCCCTCAATTTGGGTGAAGTGCTCATTTGTATTATCTTTTTGTAAATGTAACCATTGTTTATAAAAATCTAATAGAAATGCTTGTTCATTCCATTCAACATCTTTTTCTTCTGGAGTAGTCATATCAAACGTCTAAATAATCTAAAATTCTTTCTAGCGGCAAAGGTATTG